CACTAGGGTTTCTCCTTCGTATTTTGGAATTTCTGTCCACCTGAGTTTAACAGAAAAGTCTGGTTTGTAAACGGTCACTGTCCTACCGCTTTTATTGTCTATTTCGATTATATTTTCTGCTATAACCCTATCTTCGTTTAGAGCTTTTTCTATGTATGAAATAGCTTCATACATATTATCGCATCTCATATTGAATTCTGATCTATTGAACTTGATATCAAAGTATGTAGTATTCATTTTTTCTTATTAAGCTCTGTCTGACAGTTGTTATGTTTGTCTACAAAAGTTCTTTCAAAACCAAGTTCTGCTAATATTGGCATCTTATAAAATGTAATTGTGAATCTTACATTATTTTCATCATCTGTCATCTTTGTCCATTCTACTCTTTGTGCTTTGCTCATGTGAGTAGCTAAATCGTAAGCAACGCATGGAGTTTCAGTAAATGAACTAAAAAACATTGCTAAATATAAAAATGCTGCTGGTAACATCCTTGTCCTCTAATTTAGAATATCGAACAGTCCCTCATAGTAAGTTGGCTGTTGTAAAAAGTGAACAGCATTTGACACTAAGTGATTTCTATACTCAGTATCCAGCTTATTATGAACAAAGTATTTTGTTTTATAGATTGGTTCTTTATAATGATTGTTCCCCAAGTACAGGGAGTTTTTGAATTTCCCTGACTTGGAGAAGTAATCATTCACAGGTAACGAACCTTTATCAAACCCAGGCCCAACATACCATACATTAGAAGGATATTCAACTATATCATTTAGAGCTTCATATAGCATTTTACCCCAAGCATCCCAAGCATCGGGATCAAACTTGAAATAGTTTTTATGCTGACTCTCTAAATTGTCCTGACTACTATCTTCATAGTCATCATCATCATCATCATCGTAGTTGTAATCTTCATCTTGTTGTCCCATAAAATTCTCAATTTTCTATATTAGACCATCTTGATCCAGTAGTGGCGATTACATTTGCTCTTGTTGGTTTTCTTCCTCTTCTTGCTTCTTTAAATCCTAATCGACGTATAACATGACACATAGTTTGATATCCGTTGTAGAATTTAATTCCTCTAAACCCATTATTTTTTATGTGTTCATATACATCGAAAGAACAATTGTATTTCTTCATCAGTTCAACAAATTCTTGTTTTGCTGATTCGTCATCAAGTAACATCTTTGTTAATTTATTAGTATGTCTGCCCATTTGTTTTCTCCTTATGTGGTTGTGTCAAAGGGTATGGAATTTCCAATACCCTTGACACTAAACCCTCACCCGATACAAAACTTGTCGCTGATTTTAGATGCCAGTTCTTTAGCAGAGTTAGAGAGAAATCTGTTGTTGCTAAAGTAGAGAGGTGTTGAGACTTGATTAAGGAACTCCACAACCGTTTTTAAAAGCTTGGTCTGGGAACCGTCAAGATCTAAATCCTCGCTTCCAGCCCCAACAGGAAGCGACTCAAGAGCATCTGTATCGTCCTCAGTCACAGGAGATACTGGAGTAGGATCACCATAAGCCTTATTGAACAGAGCGCCGCTACTAGTATAAACATACTTGTTGTTGATATCATCTGTACTATTGGTATATGTATTACAGAATACAGTGCTGTTCTTAAGGTTAAGAGACTTCATCTGATCAGCAATAGTTGCAGCAACATTAACTGATACGGGAACTCCAGTAATATCAGACTTCTTATAAGCCTTAGCATATTCCTTAAACCATTCATCGCTAGTCTTATTGGCAACAAGATTAACAACAGCAGACACTCCATCAAGAGCTTGTTTAAGATGTTCAATATTTACAGGATTACCAGTTGATCCTGACAGAATACTGGTAAAGTAAGGTTGCTTACCCTCCCAACCCTTTCTCCACCAAGTATAAGGGATACGATAAATCTGATTAATCTTAATAGCTCGGGCATCACCTTCAAAATAGTTTACCAGCTTCTTTTGAATACCATTCCAATAGGTCTTATGAGGACTATTAGTATTGGAGTCCAAAATCCAGTAGCACTGATAACCATTACGAGTATCAACAACCCAGCTTGGCTTTACAGGAAAACTATTGATCTTATTCAAGAACTCTTTCTTCTTTTGCATTACAATACTGGGCTTAAAATAGCTCCCTTGATCATCTCGTCCAGCATCCATATCAACAAAACAAGCACGAACTCTACTGATAGCATATTGCTTGCGTCCACCATTAACATAGAAGTAAGCATCAGCACCTTGACTATCATTTGCAATAGCAACAGTAGTAAGATTATCAGTATGATTCATGCTACTGATCTTCTTACGAGGATCACCATTGTAGCAAAAAATTTGCTGACCACCCAAAGATGCAAAAAACGTATTTCGTAAACTAATTTGATCTCTTGTTCCAATAGCACTATGATTCTTATCAAAGGGATTAAAAGCCAAAGTATCGCTAAACATTTGTTTTCCTTTTTCCACTTCCTACCGACATTTTTGATATTGGGACAGTAAACACTACCATCAAAAGCAATATCTAAAAAAGATGGTAACGGAATCGAACCGTTATTGTACGATAGCAGAAACTATATAGGTGCTATCTTACAAGTTACCAAACACCACCTTGACTATTTAGTTGTAATAACCTTCTTCATCAAGATCGTCTTCTTCATCATCATCATCAAGATCATCATCCTCATCTTCCTCGTCAAACTGATCCCAATAACCCTCATCTTCTTTATAATCATCATCCTCATCTTCATAGTCATCCTGACTAAAATCGGCCTTATAAAGAGGCTTGAGAAGTTCACCCTCATACTGTCCAACTACTTCATAGCGACAAGTACGAAGCTTTTCACAATTAGAATCGCTTGGAACACTGACCACATCCTTGGGATTAATCTTAACAATCACGATACGGTCGCCAGCTTCCAGACTACCATAATGAGCAACATAATTCAATGCTCCAGCATGAAGTCCATTAGAACAACCACGACCACGATCATCGTCTACCTTTGCTCGTTGCATTGTGCAGACATTCCCAACGCTGTTATCAAAAACTCCTCTATACTTATCCTTAAAGTCTGAACGAACAGCCTTATAGGCAAGGAAATGACCATCCTCAGTAATAGGAAGATGCTCATGCTCCAAGAAGTCATACAGTTCTTTCTGACTCTGCATACTTGGATTTTCCATGATATTATTCAGGAAATTAACAAGAGGCTGGAAAGGCAATCCCTTGCTCATAAACTCCAGAATACGCTTACTAATACTGCCATGAACTTCCTCTCCCTCATAAAGAACTTGTCCATTCTTGATCTCCACAAGACCATCGCTAAAAGTAGCAACAGCCTTTTGAACGTCAACAACTTCCAACAGTTCCTCTGCCGTAGCAGACGGAAGTCTTTCCAGAATCAACTTATAGTTAATATGATCTGGCAACACCTGATAGCTCTGATTATTAAGAACCAGCGTCAAATTACCATCCACAAACATAAACGGAACAGCCATAATCCAACTCCTAAAATTTAAGTTTCGATACCCGTGATACTGCTATTTTACACTAATCGGCAAGCTTGTCAAGTGGTCTTGAGAAATTCCTGACTACTTGACTAAACTACTCAACTGAATTCTAAACAGATCAATACTCTCCTGACTCATCTGCATGAGCCATTCCTTACCATCGTTACCATAATAAGCATGGCGATCATCATGTTGATTAATAGGATTCTTCTTAGCTTTTAGATCAGCAAGAGTTCCAGTAACCTGATGACTACCAAGAATATACTTTAGCATAGGATTCTTATCAAGTTCAGTCCTGACATTTTCCCTAGTTGTAGAAATTGCTGGCAGTTTAAAGTTCTCTTTAGACTCACCCGCAATAATCTTCAGATATGTCTCAGCCTTGTCAGAATTAGATCCGGTGTAAAGTGATCGACTAATTAGATTAGTCAAGACATTGTAGGCCAAATTAGCCTTACGAATATCCTTACTATCTACTGATCTGATGTTGGCTTTTTCCATCAGCTTTGAAATATGAGAGAAATACTCTGACTGAGAGAACCTTTCAATTCTAAAATTAGTGTCATGAACAGTGTTGGCAAAAAATTCCATAAGAATAGTATTGTCGATACACTCAACAAGAGTTTTATTCCCAATGAACTTTTCATAATTCAGACCAAAGATATTAAGCATATGGAACATGAACTGCTTGTCTGTGGTTCCATTGTTGTAATATCTGTATGTATTACTCTTCTGTTCCTCAGTAACATATTCTTTCTTACAAAACTCAACAAGAGCATTAAAAGAAGCCAAGTTTGAGAAATGTTTCTGAGTAACAATCTTCAACTGACGCTTAAAGAACTCATTAAAGCTAACCAGATTATAACCATCATTCTTGAGTTTCTTAACAAACGCACTCTTGATAGCATAAATCTTACTATCTCCTAACAAATCTTTGACTATGAACTTCAAGTTCTCATCCCTAAGAGTAGTGGTAATATCATTAATCTCTGGATGACCAGATTCGGCCTCAGTCTTATATCGTAGCATAGGCACATATATGATCTCATCTTGCTCCAGAAAATCCTCAAGCTGTTCTTCTGAAAGAATTCTGAGAGAAGTAGCATCATTGTAAGGATTAGTGATCTGCTTACTATCCTTGTCATATCCGCTGATAAAGAATACGTCTTGATCGCTAACGCTACCATTAGAATTTTTAGTGTAAGACTTTCTTGGGCCAGAACTTTGAGTAAGATGCTTGTAGTCTGAAACCTTGAGCAGATTTTCAGCCCCAACATCTTCGATCAGCTTATCAAAACCTTCTTGGCTCTTAGTATAGTCCTTAGTATCAAGCATCAAGTATGCAAAACAATCATTAGTATTGCAATACTTTGTGATGATCTTTTTGGCACTTTCTTCACCCTTAACATCACAGATAAAGAAAGCCATCTTACCACGCTTCTTATTGTTATTCCAATAGTAGGAACCTTTACCAGTAAGAGTTTCGTGATGAATCTTATCTGTTAGAGCAACTTGGCGACGAGAACGATAACCAGCAGTCTTATAATTAAAAACATACAGACTCTTACCGGCAGGAATTTTATATTCCAGATCATTGCCAGAATTGATCGGATGATCTTTACCATTGGGATCAGTCCAAGTGGCACCAACACCCCAGCCGCCAGCCAATTCATTCATAGTATAATATGAAGTAATTGCTTCAACTTTAGTCTTAGATGCTTGAATCTTCTTGGAGAATTCTTCTTTCATCTCCATATAGATTTCTTGGGTCTTTCTACGCAGTGCCTTAATAACATCCTTAGTGTACTGCAAACCCTCACGACTAACATCCATCTCAAGTTGACCGATACCAAAATCTAGTTCAAGATAAAGACCGGAATTAAGAATCTCTCCAACAAAACTCTTCCAAGAATCAATATCTGTCTTTTGGAAAGCTCTATTCCACTTTTGAATATGGTCGGGCATCTCTTCCTTTTCCTGACCAACAATCTGTGCGGTTTGAACAGGATATGCAATATTACCCATGATAGCTACAATACCACTATCAATTCTATGGTAGTTACTGGGGAAATATTGATTCTCAGTATTTAGTCGGCAAACCCTCCAACCTTCACCACTAATGATGATATTAGTATTGCTATACTTATGATCTTGAAGATTACCACCAACACCACCCTCAAGGATAGGTTTCATTCGGAAGTAGTGGAAAATTCTCTTAGCCTTATCACTAAACTCTTGAAAGTCATTCTGCTTAACAGCAAAACTAATCTCAAGACCATTAGGCTCAGATGTTTCGGAAGTATTAAAAAGATTCAGAGTAGGAACACCACTCTCGTCAATTGCTGCAATATAGGTATACTTCTTACCATTATAGTATGATGCAGTGGTAAAGCTCTTGGTATAAGCAAACGGACTCTTAGAACCTAGACCAAGACAACCAACAAAATCATTACTATCATTCTTGTTGGAAGCACCGTAGGTTGTATACAAGTCCTCCATATCGGCCTGACTAAGACCAGTACCATAATCTCTGACCACGAAGGAGGGATTAGCAGCGGTAGGCAAAGTCACCTTAAATGGATTCTTATTCCCGGCAGAGATATGGCTATCATAAGCATTGGTAGAAAGCTCACGAATTGCAGCCATCACCTTATCAGAGTATAGAGAGTCTGAAAGGATTTTAAACATCTTGCTCGTCTGAGCAATATTAAACTGATTCCTGCTTGTAACACCAACACTATGCGTCTCAATCGTCCTATCTGCCAACTTCATCTTATTTCTCCAAAAGTGTTATCGTTTCTGTGATGGCTCAAGTATACCATCGGCAAACCATGTTGTCAAGCACCACTTTTCTTTTGTTGTCTGTCTGAGATTATTTTAAACCCGATGGCTATGTCCACCAGACCCAAAACTTTTAAAAAGACCACAGGCAAGGTGAATGTCATGCCTCCAACGAATATACAGAGAAGTCCCATAATCCAGACAACAAGTTTGGGCATCCAATCAAACAGAGATAAGAGGTAACTTAATGGTCCTATAATTAGTAC